CTGCGCGTCGGTCAGGCCCCGTGCGCCGTACCGGCGCTTGTAATAGGCCAGCCAGGTGCCATCGGTGAACTGGTACAGGCCCTTCGCGCTGCTGCGCGGATTGGCTGCCGTCGCCTTGCCGTTGCTTTCGACGACGCCGATCCGCGCCTTGACCGTCGCCATCGCATCGCCGGTAATCTGGGTCGCAATCGCGGTTCCACCGCGAAGGCGGGCACCGGGGCTGGGGCGCGTCTTCGGCACATAGGCCGGGGCACCGTCCATGATGCCCTGCATGGTTTCGGCCAGCATCGTGTTGTACGACGCCACGCCCGCACCATCGGGGACGAACGGATTGGCCGCTGCCACCTGCCCTTCGCGGCGCAACGCCGAAATCGCCCCGCGCTCCGCATCGGTCATCAGCTCGGACGGGATCAGGCCTTCGGCGATGTCGGGCAGATGATCGTCCAGCGCGGCCCAGTCGACCTTCGCGCCCACCTTCTCGCGCAGGCCCGGCGTGCGATCGAGGATCGTCGCCCACGCCTTTTCCTGCACGGCCTTGGGCGCACTGGCGATCTTTGCCCAGTGCTTCCCGCCGATCTCGAACCCGCCGCGCAGCACGGCGGCACCGGCACCGGCGAACAGGATATTCTGCACCGATTCCTCGGTCGTCATCGCGTCACGCCCCAACGCAGCCCTTTGCCGGTTGATGCTCGGCTGCATCAGCCCTTCGACGCCCATGTTCACCGCCGCTTCGGTGACGACCTTGGCCAGAACGGTCTTCCCGAAGCCGCCCACCGGCAACGTCAGGAGGTTGAGGGGGTCGGTCATCGCGCCTGCGGTGCCCCCTGCGAATGCGGCCACGGGATTGCCGCGCGATGCAACCCGATCCGCCTTGGCGATCCGGTCGCGCTCGCGCGCCTGCCACTGTTCGTCGAACTGGTCGCGGCTGCGCGGCAGGCTCTTGAAATTGCCGCGCTGGCGCTGCTGCTCCATCGCCGCCCACACGCCTTCGCCGTCGACCAGGCCGGTGCGCGGGTTGACGAAGGTGTAGGCCTTGGGCCCACCCAACCGCTCGACCTCGTTGGCGATGTCCATATAGGCGTCCAGCTCGACGTCCATGGCCCTGCCCGTCGTATCGGCCCGCGCAGAGGTGAATGCGCCTTGCAGCGTTTCCAGCAACCCCGAAGGCGGCCCTTCACTGCCGCGCGCGGGTTCGTTCTGCCGCATTTGCGACGTGATGATCGCACCGGGCGGCATCAGCGGCGCTTTCCGCGCGGAACGTGGAATTCGTAGGGCTTGCCCGATTTCGACATCAGCGGCGCGCCGGTTGCGTCGATCATGCGATAGACCGGATCGCCATCGGCGGTGTCGCGCGCATATTCCGGCCGGTAGTGGTCGATCACATCGGCCTTGCGGGCGGCGCTGCCATCCGCGTAGCGCGCCTTGTCGAAAGTCAGCCCGCGCACGCTCCGCTCGAAGTCGTCGCTGGTCTGCCACTCGGGCAGGATCACGCGATGCTTGCCGAAAGTGCCGACACCACCCCGCCATTCGCCATCGCTTGATCGGTGCCCACCAAAGGCGATGTCGATCGCCACGGCGAAGCCTTCGCGGGTAAAGCCTTCCTTGCCCTTGGCGTTGGCCTGCCCGGCATAGATATCCCACGCCAGCGTCATCAGGTCGTCGTAAGATCCGCCCAGCGTCCCGGCGAAGTCGCCCGTGGCACTGCGAAAGGCCTTGGTCACTTCGTCCTTTTCGCCGAAATCCTTGGGCCGCGCCTTGCGCACCTCGGCACCGTCCAGCGCGGCACGCTGCGCCGGGGCGGGCAGCATGGCCACGTAACCCAGCCCGTCCTTCGCCTCCTGCGCCGCGATGAAACGCTGATCGCGCGGCAGGCGCGCCAACTCGCCCAGCACCGCCTGCTGCCCCTGCACGCCTTGCCCGGCCATCTCGCGATACCGCGCCCCCGCTGCCTTGGCGCGCGTTTCCGCAACCCCTTGCAGGTGCGCATAGGCCACCTGCTCTTGTTCGCTCGCCGTCCCGCTCGCGACCTTGGGCGCGAGCTGGCGAACAACCTGCGCCGCTGCCGCGCCGCTCGGGTCGTTCGCTTCGCTGAACTGGCGGTTCAGCCCGATCTGCACGTTCAGCCCGTCGAAGGCGATCAGCTCGTCTGCCGGCAAACCCGCTGCCTGTCCCGCTGCGCGCGCGGCGTCGAATTCGGCCTGCGTAGGATTGATGCCGATGGCGATCTTCGCTTCGATGGCGTCGATCGCATTGCGCGCCTCAATCCGTTTCGCCTCGGCTTCCTGCTCGGCGGCGATGTCCAGCGCGCGCTGCTCGCCCGCCACCTGGTCGCCCAGCTTGCTCGTGTCGAGTTCCAGAGAATCGTAGAAGCCCTGGTCGATCAGAGCCCGCACCATCTGCGGTTGCCCCGCCGCAAACAGGCCATCGTTCATGCCCAGCGCCAGCTTCGTCGCCGCCTTGCGCTTCATGGTCGCCGCTGCCGCGTCGTCGAACGCACCCGCACCGATCATGGTATCGACATCGGCCATCGCCTTGGCGAATTCTTCGCCCGCATTGGCCGGGTCCGTCCGCGTCAGCCGGTTGGCAAGAGTGCCCACCGAAACTTCGAAATCCTCCCCCTGCGCTTCCTGATTGCGCTGGCGCTGCCACGCCTGTTCGCGCAGCTCGATTTGCGCCGCCTCGCGCACGATCGACTGGCGGAATTGCTGGCGCACCCGCTCGTTGCCAACCATGCTGGTATCGAATGCCCGCAGCTTTTCGTCCAGCAGCTTGCGCACCGTGTCGCTGTGCCCGTCGCCGTAGCGATCGGCTTCCTGCCGCGCCGCCTCGACTGCGCTGCTCACCTCTGCCTGCAACGCGATCCACTCGGCCCCCTTGCGCACGGTCAGGTCGCGATCCTCGCGGTCCTGTGCTGCCATCGCAATGCGGTGGTCTATCTCGGTAACCTGCTCCTTGGTCGCCCGGTCGCGCGCCACGAATTCGCTGCCCGCCTGCCCGGCTACGCTCAGGGCATCGCCCAGCGCGCTGAATGCGCTCGGTTGACGGACCACCGGCGTGCGGGCGATCTGCCGGGGAAGGGGAATGCGCGCCTGTACCATATCAGCCACTCCTCTTCGGCAGCGGCAGCGCCCCCAGCGGGGCCGGGCCCTTCGACTCTTCCTTGCGGCGGCGCTCGTTCGCCTTGTCCAGCTTGTCCGCATTGCGGTCGTTGGAATATGTGCTCAGCGCCCCCGCACCGGCACGCACCAGCCCGCCGAACAGTGCCATCTTGCCGCGCGTGCGCGCCGCGCTCGCCTGCGCGCGCAGCCCCGCCGCTTCCCTGCTTGCGGTTTCCACCGTGCTGAACGCCTGCTGCCAGCGCGCCTCCGCGTTGGCCCGCATCAGGTCGGACAGCGTGCCATTGCCCGCGCCGACACCGCCAGCGGCGCTCGCGGCAAGATCGGCCCCGGCTTCCAGCCTGCCCATCCGCAGCCCATACAGCGCGTCCTCAGCCCCCTGCGTGCCCACCGCAACGGCGTTTTGATCCAGCGCGCGCGCTTCGGCCTTGGCCTCGGCATTCGCGCCCACACCGTCTATCAGCGGGCCTGCCGTGTTCAGCGCCATCAGGCCAATCGTTACCGGGTCAGCCACGGCGTCCTCCCTCATACAACCATATGGCCATGTCGCGCCCGTTGGGCTGCGCACGGGCCAGCCAGGCTTCCAGACGGAACCCCAGCATCGCCGCCCAGCGCGCGCTATCCGGCTGCGCTGGATCGACGTGCATATCGATGCGCGCGGCATTATGTTCGCGCACCCGCCGCGCCACTGCCCGCGTCAGCGCCACCATCGCCGGGCCCTTGCCATCCGCAAGGATCGTCCACGCGGTCGCCCACCCCGGATGCGTATGCGCGAAGCCGCCCACGCCCAGCACCTGCCCGCCATGCTCGAACGTCCAGCACGGCCCGCGCGGCACCGCTTCATGCAGGATGCGCGCGCGGGCATCATCGTCCAGCGACTGTGCAGGCTGCGGAACGAACCGCCACAGGTCTTCGCTCTGGAACGGGCGCAGCATCAGCCTTCGCCCACCTGCTGATACGCCATCAGCGCCAGCACCGTTGCAGGGCGGGGCAGGTATCGCCGAATCGTGATCGGGCCGGTGCGCCTGTGATTGCCGTCCAGCTCGAACATCTTGTCGCCGGTAAACAGGGGTAGCGCAGTATCGGTCGGGCTGTTCGTCTGCATCTGCTCCATCTTGCGCGTCACGCCCTGGCAGCTGACCTCCAGCCCGTCGCTGTTCAGCAATCGCAGGTCGACGCGCAGCACCCGGCGCAGCTTGTTCTGCGATGTCCCGTTGCCGCTGCCCGCCTCGGCGTCGTGCGTGATCATGTACGCTTCGAAGGGCAGACCGGCGACGATCGACGACGCCTCGAATTCCAGCGTAGCGGCACCGCTGCCGTCCAGCTCGACCCCCTGCCGCACGCGCCCGTCGGCCACCACGTCCACGGTCTTTCCGGCAAGGTGCGGGGCTGAAATCGCGGACGTGGGCGGGCCGCGATAGACGCTGGCCGCATCCACCATGACGCGATCGGTGCTGGCATCGCCAGCCTGCCGCACCTGCTCCATCCGCAGCACCCAGTGCGCGTCGTCGACGGCAACGATCATCCACACCTGGTCGAACCGGCCATCGGGGTCGGTATTCGTCGACAGGCTGATGACCGATAGCCCGTCTGCCATCGGGCGCGGTGCCCAGCCCAGCAGCGCCTCTTCGGGCATGTATGCCGCCGCCACCAGCGATCCATCGGCGCGGCGAATCCATATCAGGCGGTCGGGCTCCTTCTGGTAAACCACTTCCTCGATCGCCGAAATTCCGATGTGATCGGCGTAGCGGGTCAGGTCCGGGCTCTCCTGCCGATACAGCTCGCTTCCGCCGAACGGGAATTGCAGCAACCGCTTCTGCGCACGCTGGAGGTAGATTGCGCGCCCGTCGACCTTGAAGGGGCGGTGACGTGCCGATCCATTGCTGCTCGGATTGCGCTGCTCCACCTGCCCGGTGCCGACGCCTTGCTGGCCACCGCCAAGGGTAAATTCGCCGCTGGCCGTGCCGATCAACAGATCCCGGTCGGCCATCATCCACCGGATCGGGTCCGCGCTCGGCAGGTCGATCGAAAAGGCCATGTCCTGGCTCTGGTCGCCGAATTCGTTGCGCAGCTCGAAATTGTGATAATCGCTGGTCACGCTGCAATGCACCGTGGCGTTGCGCCACAGTGCCAGGCGGTCCTGCCAGAAGCACCCGCCCTGCGGAAAGCCGCGCCGGGTACTGAACGCGCCGAAGCGCCACCGCCAGTCCGCACCGCCCCCCGCCAGCGTGCGCGTCACCGTGGCCTGCATCTGGTATGCGCTGATGAAGGCGGTGAACTCGACCGATCCGAAGCGATCGTACAGGTACGTCCACTTGGTGCCGTATGGCCCCTTGTCGTTCACGTCCTTGCCGGTCGAGATACCGTCCCACTCGGTTCCTTCGATATGAATCGGCGCAAGGTCGCCGGTGCGCCCGGTTCCGCCCGCATTGCGATAGACGCGCCCGCCCCACTGGCGGATGTCGTTTGTGTTCGTCTCGATACCCGCCTGCCAGCTCGGAATGGTGGAGAAGTCGCCGGTTTCAACCTCCATCAGCCCGCCGACATCGCCCGCTGCGAAGATCGGTTTGCTGGCTGTCACCGTCACAGTACCGCTGGTGTTGCTGAATGCCACGGTCGACGACCGGTCGCTGTTGCGCGGCTCCCACGGGCCACCGCTCAGGTTCAGCTCTTCCAGCTCGAATGTGTCGGCTCCGGTGCGCAGCAGCCGGTGGGGCATGGTGTCGCCATGGAACAGGTACAGCGCGTCGAAGCTCTGCACATATTCCAGCTCGGCCACCTGCGCGGCGGTCCACGGTGTTGCAACCTCGTAAGGCTCGCCGCCATCCATGATCTGCGCGTCGTTGGTGAAGAACCGGAAATAGCCTTCGCCCGCCTCGATCTGGTATCCTTGCGTCACGTTGAATTCGAACGGGATCAGCCGGGCTGCCCCCTTTGCCCCGGCAACGAAGATCGTGCCGGGCGCGGCCTCGGCAGGGCCTTGCAGCAGCGGGAGGAAGCCGACCATCGCGGCCATCCCGTTGCTGTACACGGACTGGTCGACGCGCCCTTTCAGGCGCGGCGATTGCTCCCCGCCGTTGAAATTGGTCTGGATCGGAACGACGACTGCCACGGCCTAGCGCCCCAGCACGCCGTTGCGATACCGCGCGCCTGCCCAGCGGCTCGATCCGACACTGCGCCTGCGGGCGCGCCGCCCGGTCGCCAGCCCATCCGCCTTGCGCGCCGCACGCAGCAATTCGTCGCGATCGTCGGCGATTGACTGACGCAGGCCCTTCAATCCGGTTTTCGCTTCGCAGTATTCGTGCGCCAGCGTGTGCGCCAGCACGTCGACGAACAGCGGGTTCCACTTGGCCAGTTCGTCGTGATCGCCGATGTAGCGAACATAGACTTCCTCGGCATCGGTCAGGAAAAAGCCGCCCTCTTCCTCACCGTCGAAATAGTATGGGTCGTCGCTGTCCCACGGCAGCCAGCGCAGGCAGGTGGGCGGGATGGCGTAGCGATAGGCATAGCCGAACGCGGGCGGCTTCTCGTCGCGCTGCAACTTCTCGCGCACGATGGCGAAGTTCCACGGGTGCAGCGCCAGCGCACTGCGCCGCGCAATATCCCACAGCGCAGACAGGCTCTGCGCACTCGGAATCGTCTCGTCGGGGGAAAGCAGCGATTCGCGCGACCCCAGCAAGACGATCGCCTTGTTGAAAATGGCGGTCTTGCCGACGGGGCTGGCCACGCGATGCTCCTTGGTAGATGCGGAAATGACGCCGCCCGGTTCTTCCTCCATCCACGGCGAACCGGGCTGGACCGGGCGGCGTCACCCTTACGCGCGCTGGAGTTACCCGCGCGAAGAGGTTTCGATTTCGACCACCACCTTGCCGGTGCCCGGCAGGTTGGCAGTCCCGATGCCCATGTAGATGGCGGTAAGGCCCGCCAGCGGCACGCCTTTGACCGCCGCCAGAACCGGATACTTCACCTCGGCATTGGCCGTGGTGCCGTAAGCTTTCGCCGCCGCGTACAGATCGGGGTCCGCCGCCGTGCCGAAGCTCAGCGTGGACGTGCCCAGCGATACGCTCGACTGCACCGTGATGCCGGTAATCACCTCGCCCTCGGGGATCTTCGCAATCAGGTCGAGGTCGCCGTTCGCACCTTCGAAATCGGCGGCAGCGAGGTCGATAACCTCGGTATAGGACTTCTTGCCCCCGCCGTTCAGCGCTGCGTGGATCAGCCCAGCGGCCCCTACGCCTGCGGCGGTACGAAGTGTTCCAAAACCAGTAGCCATGTCGGGCTCCTTTTCGTTCGTGTCGGCTTGCTCAGGGCCGGAAATGAAGCGGTAAAGCCGGGCGAACCTCCGCCCGCCCGGCTACAGGGTCGATCAGGTCGGCTTGCAGGCCACCTGGAAGCAGCGCTTCTCGTCGCGCCGCCCGTAACGGATGTTCGTGTAGGCGCTGAACTGCCACGGATCGCCGTCGAGGTCGGTACGCTGGCTGCGCTTGGTCAGCACCGTCAGCCATTCACGGCCCGCCATACCCTTGGGCACCCACACCGGGCACAGCTCGTTGCCGTTGGCATCGGTCGTCAGCCCCAGCTCGTTCGCCTCGGGGTACATTTTCGAGTTGGTGAATTCCTTGGGCACGAAGTGGAACCCGAGGAAGTCGGTCGGCATACCGTCCTGCAAAGCCTGCCGCGCCCCTTCGGACAGCGGACGACCGTAAACGCCCTGCATGATCTGGCTGTCGGGGTTGTATTCCCGGCGCACATATTCGTCGATGTCGAGCAAATCTTCGATCTGCTCCGCCGTGATCATCCAGTGCAGCTTCTCGACACGCGGGTCGATCAGCAACTGTCGCGCGCGCTTGCGCACGGTCTTCATCTTCGGCAGCGAAAGGCCCGTGGCAGTGCCGGGGCTTTCGAAGTCTGCCGCGATGATGTTCGCGCTGGAGAAGGGCACATACTGCGTACCTTCCTTGCCGGTCGCGGCGTCGGTGTAGAAACCGATCAGGAATTCGTCCTGCCGGGAAATCTGGATGCCCCGCGCGACACCTTCGGCGAGCGGGCTGTCGAGCGGAATTTCCGTCGCCATCTGGTCATCCATGTCCAGCGCGGTGTGGCAGGAAATCGATTCCTGCTTGTGAATCCACCGGCGCTCGACGACGTTGTCCTGCAGGTCCTTCTTGGCGAAGCGCGACGTCTTCTTCTTGCCCCGCAGGTTGCCGAAGCGGTCGGTAATCTCGGTCTTCTCGCCCGTGATCCCGCCCTTGAAGTCGCACATCGCTTCGAAGTCGGTGCCGATCTCGGCAAGCTGGAATTCGACCGCCTTTTCGAAGTTAACGGTGCGGGTCGTTTCGAGGTAATTGTCGGCCATGTCATCGCTCCCTGGCTCGAAAAACAAACAATTGGTTCGGTTTCCGAGCGGGGATGCAGGTTTCCCTGGGCCGCTCTTGCAGTCTTACGCTCCTGCCCGCGCGCTGGCTTTACAGCGATGCACCGGGGCCATCAGGCGATGGGGATGCCGGATAACGAACCGGGAAGAGGACTCCCATGGGGCGGGCTTCCCGGTTCGTTCCGTGATTAATCTAACGACGGGTTAGATTTGTCAACCCTGCTGGCGCGCGCGATGCTGCGCGATCATCTTTTGCAGATAATCGCTCTCCCTCGCCTCGGGGCTGCCCTTCGTCTTCACCTTCTTGCGCCATTCGGCATCTTGCATCTTGGTATTCCAAGTCGCCTCGGCATTTTCAGGCGCAACGGCCTGGAACCCGGCGGGCGGATTGTCGCCTTCACCCGCATAGCCAAGATCGCCGACGCGATCGTGCAGGGCAAACATGAACTTCATCAGTCCATCGCTGCCCAGCTTGATGTCGAGCCGGTTCAGGTCCGCTTCGCCTAGCTCCAGCGGAGTGCCGGTGAACCCCTCGATCATCTTCTGGACCTCGCCCAGCTTTTCGTCGTAGCCGCTGCCATAATCGGCCTTGAAGCTGTCGAGCTGTTTCTGGCTCGCAGCATTCGCAGCCTCGATCTGCTTGTCCATCGCCCCGGCGTAGAAGTCCATCGCCCCCTTCGCGAGGTGGGGAGGCAACCCACTATCGAAGGCGAATTGGCGGAACCCGTCGACCATTTCGCTGTCCATACCTTCGGGCAATTCCCCGAAATCGTAGGCATCGACGCTTTCCGGCCGCAGAGCGTCGGCGAAGGCCTTGCGGCTTTCCTCGCTGTCGCCCGGCAGCGGAACAGCCTTGGCGCTGGCGGCGCGCTTGGTTTCGAGGTGCCCGCGCGCGAGGTCCTCCAGCGAGTTGTACTTACCCAGCGTGGCGTCGCCTCGCAGGTCTTCGGGCAATCCCGCGCGCCAATCCTGCGCCGCTGGCGGGGTCAGCGCGTCGGTTGCTGCCGGGGTCGGCGTAGGCGTAGGCGTCGGCGCCGGGGTTGCTGCGGGGGTCGGAGTGGGGGTGGGCGTCGGCGCGGGGGCCGGTGCGGCATCGGTCATTCTAGGGTTCCCTTCCAGTTGAATCGTTCTGAAGTCTCTGCTGCGCGCGCGCGATCTTGGCGGTGTCGATGTCGACCCACTCGATCAGCGTCCGTACGATATGCTGCGCGCCTGCGTCGAACAGGCGGCGGTCGGCATCGCCGTTGAACCCATGCTGGTTCAGCCGCGCTTCGTAGGCCAGCAGGGCAATCAGCTTTTCACCTTGCGGCGTCACCTCGCCATCTTCGCCAAGGAACACGGCCTTCGCCGCGTGCGATTGCAGGCCCAGCAGGCGAATCCCCAGCAGTTGCATCCGGCGCGATATCTTCGCTTGCCGCAGCGGCTTCGCGCGATCGGGCTCAGGCATTGCCGCTCACTCCCGCTGCGCCCAGGTCTTTGGCGATACCCGCCACCGCTGCGCCCGTTTCCAGCAGGTCCTGCGCGTTCTGGCGCTGCGCGGCGGCATCGTCCGCCGCCTTCAATTCCGCTTCGGTCGCCTGCCACGCGGCAGGCACCCGCAGCACGCGGGCAAGGTTCGGCATCACCTTGGCAGCCGGGAACATGCGGTTGAATTCCTGCATCCACGTCGGGTCGTATTGCGCCTGCGTGGCGACCGCCTGCGACATGCGGAAATAGCCTGCGGCCTCCTCGCTCATCAGCGCGGCATTCAGCGGGTTGTCGTAAGTGATCGCGCGCGCGCCGCCCGCCTCGATCACTTCGCCGGGCATATCGTCGAACTCGCCCATCTGGCCCATCAGGTCGATTTCGCGGTCGAGCATCGGGCTCAACCACTCGGTTTCCTGCGTGGCCAGCGGTTGCAGCAGCACGCCCTTCTCCTGCACCCGCTCCATGATCTGCGCGTCGGTGAAGT